GTCAAATAGCTTACCAATCATGGGCGCAAGTGAGCCTAAGTCATTGGCAACATTAGCCGCCTTCTTGACCATGCTGATTGCTGACTGTATGCCAGCTAGAGCCGTTATCGGATCAATCACTTCTTTCTCTCCCATTTAATGCAAACAACCTTTCGGTTGTAAACATCACCAGTCCAAGTCCATTTAATACATCGGTACTCTATGGTTGCCGCCAAGAGAAAGGCGATCATGGAAATGCCCAGATAACAATATAACTACAATAAATGACAAAACAAACAAGAAAGAATGCCGCAACAAATGCTTCGGCAAAGTCTCTCATTGCTGTGGAGGATTCATCATGGTGCTTAACAGACCACGAGTGTAATAAGATGGTTGAGGGCCAGGTGTTGTGCCTGTCAATAAACCACTCATTGCTTTTTCAGCAGATTGTCTACGAATCATTGCTTGCAATTTGTCTGCACCATAACCTGCGGCAGCAATTGGTATTGAATACTTCAAAGTCTCTGGACTACCAACACCAAAACCAACCGCACCACCAGTAATCAATTGACTACGTTGTGGATTGAATTTAGCCATTAGAGTCAATAAAGGGTCTAAAGAACTTCCTTTTGCAACTGCTTTAATGGCATTTTGCTCATCTTTGCTAAACAAATTCATCTTGTTTTTGTTGGCGGCAAGACCAATAAACCCTTGGCGAATCAACTCACTCTCAGATGCGCTTGGATTCAAGGCTTTTGTCTCTGCAACATTTAAGATGTTATCAAGAGTTGAGGCACGACTTAGGTTTCTAAAGTCTTTACGGGCTTCCATGATTGTCTTAACGGCAACATCAATTCCACCCGCACCAGACACTACATCTTTGGGAGACAAGGCGGCAACGTGTTCATCAATGCTATCAACCATTTCACTTGCAAGTCTACGAATGTTTTTATCTGGATTGCCTTTTAAGTTATTTGCCAATCTACGCATCTGCTCAACATTGTCAAAAGTAATGTTTCCACGCTGAAGTATGCTTTCATATTTGTTCAGAATGTTAGCAACAGGCGCAGCATTCTCTGGGATGTAATCAACAGCGTCTAAACGAGTTTTTATTTTGTCAACAAGACTTGTGGCGTTTTGACCAGATATTTCAATTCCCTGATCGCTAACCTTTGTATAAGCACGAGTAGCCTTTTGTTGAACATCTGCCATCGTAGTAGTAGGTTGTTTTCCTGTGGCAATTCGACCAGAAATATCTCCAGTAGTCTTGCCAACAGCACCAGAGACACCTAAAGCGGCAATCGTAGCTGCCATGTCGCTACCAGTAATTTCTTTGGTAGCCTCTGCAACAGGTTGTGCAACCATTGGAGCAGCAGTAGCCGCAGGAAGTTGACGAACTAAATCAGCACCAAAGATTGATTTTGGAGCAGTAGCTGCCATTCCACCCGCAGATACTAAACCTTGCATACCCGCTTGTGCGGCTCTTTCAATACCAGTTTCAGGCTCAGGAACACCCAATTGAGTCAAACCTTTGCTTTGCTCTTTAGACAAATAAGGCATTCTCTTTTCTGATCCAACAATGTTTGCGCCAACATTGACTGCACCACTTAAAAAATCAGCAACAATATTTGCTGGCGCAGAAACACCAGTAACTACAGCACGAGTAGCCAAACCAAGTTGTCGTCTAAGTAAATCACCTAAACCTTGCTCCTTGGGAGCTTGAGCAGTAGGTGGAGTTGCAGGTTGAGCAGTAGGTTGTCCATCTGCCTCACCTAAACTAGTCTTAATCTTTGCTAAAGCGGCTTCATTTGATAAGCCATCAGGTAGCTCATAAGATGCGCCTTTGTATTCATAAACAGTCGCCATGATGCTTACCTTTAGTCAAGTTTAATAGGGTTTTGTGCAGTACCAGCTTTAGGGCCGTAGTAAGGTTCTATACCTTGTGATATACGACGACTATCAATGCGTTTTTGAGCATTTTCTTTAGCTTTACCAGTAGATTTGGAGAAGTTACTAAGAGCTTCCAATGTGGTTTTTGTATCGTTACCACCAAAAGCCGCGATAAGTTCATTAGCAAAGCGCAAAACGTCTTTGTCAGTCTGAACACCTTTAGCCGCATCTGTTTTCAAGTTGGTAGCCTCTTGAACAGCACGTTGCAAAGCCGCATAGTTTCGGCTCTCAACACTAGAATTACCTGCGGCATTCTGTGCTTGATAACGCAGATTGTTCACAGGGCCAAGTTCCAAAGGCGGTTTACCCGTCCTAGGATCAGGAGTCAATGTTGCAATAGCGGGAGCTAATGAAGTCTCACGAGCAGTTAATGAATCAACCAACTCTAATTCTTTGTCTTCCTCTTTTTGTAGAGAAGGAGCAAGAACTTTCGGGCCTTTAAGTGAAGCCGTTAGTTCACGTAATTCTCTTGCAGAATCAGCTCTCAATTGAGCAATTTGTAAAGCAGTAGCACCAGCCACACGAGCCGCTTCAATCCTAGCATCAGCCGCAACCTTAGCCGCATCAATCCTTGCTTGGTTAGCCAATTGTGCAGATTCAGTTCTTGCTACATTAGCTGCAGCTTTGTCTGCTGAAGCCTGTAAAGCCGCTAAAACTTTATCTGGTGAACCATACTTGGTAACAATAGCAAGAACATCATCTTGTGAAGCACCTTGTGGAAGTTTAGATAACTCATCACGAAGTTGCTCTTCTTGTTTAATAGACAATTGAGTTTTAGCCACTTGAGCCAAAGATGCTTGTTCTGCTGCTCGTCTTTGTTGGACAAGAGCCATCTCACTTTGAGATTGACGAGCATATTGAGCTAAAGCCATAGCACCTTGTTGGTCACCCGCTTGTGCCAACATCTGAGCACCTTTTAAGATTGACTCAGGGTTAGTTTGGTCTATCTGTTTAGCAATAGCATTTCTAGCACTAATCATCTTCAGTTGTGGGTCTTCAATGCCCATAGCACCCGCGATGCCACGACCTAGTTGACCAACACTAGCCTGAAGTCCCGCTTGAGCCGCAGCACCAGGCGATAGTTGAGCCAATGCAATGCCACGATTTAAGTCTTGCCCATATTGTTGGTTTTGATACATTTGTGGAGTCATACCAAACAGACCCGCTACGATATTTTCTGCCATGATAAATCCTTAAAAAGTTGGCTGTATGTTTATACGTATAAACCTGTACTAGATTTCATCATATTTATCATGTCTTGAGGACTACCATAATTTGTAGGTACTTGAAGAGCATTTAGAGCAGTGGCCCTTGTAAGTGCATCTATCGTTTCTTGTGAAATTGCTCTATTTGCCATAGGGCGTTCACCATAAATATCGTTAAGCATATTTTGGAATCCATCATTACCTGGCCCGTATGCAGAGGGACTTAATGCGTTAACTGGCGTACTACCAAACAATCCACCAAGTAAACCACTAATAGACTGACCAAATTGAGCATTAGGATTACCTGCCGCAATCAGACTTTGAGCGCCTAGATTTCTAGTTGCATCTGCACTTGTTGCCAAGGCGGTACTCAATTGTGCGCCAGTGAGTCCAAGTTTCCCAACATTTGCACCTGCTGTAGAACTAATCTGACCTAAGTTAATGCCTGTGGTCAATGGTTGTTGACCTAAAGCCTCAAGAGACTGAACCTGACCCATTGCAGTAGTGTAAGGAGCATAAGCGGCTTGTTGACCACCATAGTACTGACCCATAGTCTGAGCGCCTTGACCAAGCAATCCCGCACCAAAGGCAACTTGTTGTTGACCAGCTTGTTGAGCTTGAGCCGCCAATTGAGCCTCTTGTTGCGCTCTAGCGTTGTACAAAGCCTGTAGTTCAGGAGTTGTAGCACCCAAAGTACCGCCTTGAGCAACAGCCAAACCGCCACGACCTTGTTGTTGGAGTCTGTTTTGCAGATTAGCTAACTCTAACTCTCTGCCTGGTTGCAAGAGAGCCATCTGTTGATTGAGATAGTTCTGTGCAACTGCTTCAGGAGATTGAGCCAAGTATTGATTACCAAGACCAAACAACCTTTGAGCACCTGTTTGCAAAGGAGCAAATTGAGCTTGAGCTTGTTCAGCTTGAGTCAAACCTTGTTGAGACAAAGCCATGAACCTATCTTGTTGTGCTTTGGCTTCAGGACTTAGTGTGTACCCTGCGCTTGTCAGTTGACCTGTTACTGGATCGACTTGGAATTGTGAAGTACCAAAGCGAGTAGTCATGCCAACAGGTCTAAAAGCCGCAGATGCTTTAGCAGCCGCAGTCTCAGCATCAATACGGGCTTGTGCTCTTTGAGCCGCTTCCCTAGACTCTTGCATCTGAAGCAGATTACCCGCTGTTCCTAGTCCACCAGAAAACAGATTGCTTAGGTTTGAGCTTGTAGCTCCACCACCACCAAGAAGACTATTTACTGCGGTTGATACACCTGCATTGGTAAGTGCTGATGTAACTCCTGCGGGGAGAGCAGATGTTAATGCACCAGTAGCAGCGCCTCCTAAACCAGAACCAACGGCAGAACCTAATGCACCTGCACCGATACCTGTTGCTAGACCACCCAATGTTGAGCCTAAAGCACTTGCACCGACACCAGTACTTAAACCCGCCAATGTAGAACCAAGAGCCGCATTGCCAAACAAAGAATTAGCCGCAGCCATCCCGCCAACACCTGCACCAACTCCAGTACCTAAAGCACCACCAAAACCTACCGCACCTGTTGCACCACCCAAGCCACCAGCACCTGCCGCAGTTAAACCTGTTCCTAATGAGCCGCCAAGACTAGGTATACCTGTTGCGCCACCAAGACCACCCGCACCAGAAAGTGTTAATCCTGTACCTGCACCCATCCCTGCAACAGCACCACCCGCTGCCGCAAACTCTGCCGCTGACAAACCTAAACTAGCTGCTTCTGCTGCCGTTAGACCTAATCCTGCGGCTTCTGCGGCTGTTAGACCTGCTGTAGTTGCACCAGCACCACCACCTAATAATCCTTCGGAAAGACCAGGTATTCCAAAAGCTAATCCTGCTATTGCCAATGCACCTAAAATAGCTTTGCTATCATTTGTGCTTTTACCCCATGTAGAGATGACAGGATTTCCTGCATCATCTTTTTTAATCTCATAAATAGTACCGCCACTACCTGTATAGGTAGAACCAAAGCGTCTATTTGTAGTAGATGCATCTACTTGGCTAAGATCAGTAACACCTTCTTTTGCCAAATGACGAGCCATATCCAAAACAACTTGTTCTGCCGCAGTTGGGGCTTTACCAAGAATCTTAGAGGCTTCATCATAATTAAAACCGATACTTTCTCCAGAAGTTTTAAAAGCACCACCTCTGACAGCATTAGGGTCAATAGCAGGAGTAATCTGTTGAGCTAACTTAACAATAGTTGCAGTATCGTATTCTGTACCTTGATAGTCAGTGACAGTTGGAGCTACTGCCGCAGCATATCGAACGGCAACTTCTGCAGCAGGTGTGCCAGTTACCTGCGCTAGACGAGTAGGAGATACCCCTGCTTCTTGCATTGTTTTAGCAATAAGTTCATCACTTGCATTTGGATTAGCGTTAAACCATCCAAGAATGTCAGCGTTAGTTACAGTCGGCACTGGAGGGGGCATTTGTACAGGGCCACCAAGCAATCTCTCTGGAGGAGGAGGGGCAACAGAAGGCGCAACAGTTGGAGCAACAGGAGCAGCAATTGCCGCTTCATAACGATTGACAACCTCTGCAACAGGCGCACCAGTTACCTCTGCTAGACGAGTGGGAGATACTCCCGCCTCTTGCATTGTTCTGGCGATCAGCTCATCACTTGCGCCAGGATTCGCATTGAACCATCCCAGAATATCTGCATTAGTTACAGCCATGATTTTTCCATCCTTAATTCATATTATCGTTTATTGGGCTACCAAGACCAAATAAATACTGCGCCACCACCACCTTGGCCGCCACCAGTAAGAGAGTCTTCTCCAGCGCCACCGCCACCGCATCCAATACCGCCACGACCACCAGCAGTTCCAACAGACGTGGATGTTGAACCACCAGCACCTCCACAGCCAACTAAAATAGGTTGGGTAATAAAATAACCATTAGCACCAGCAACAGTACCACCAGCAGTTGTTGCGGGTAAGGCGGTATAGCCATAATTAGGTGTTACTGATCCGCCAGTATTGGCCGCACCGCCAGAGCCACCAGCCCCGCCAGAAAGAAATGTAGTCGTGGAAGCGGTTTGGTTTGTTCCTGCGCCTGTTGTGCCTCCAGCTGCACCAGTTTGTCCTGCAATAGAAGTAAAAATTCCACAGGCTGTAAATTGATTTGCGGTCATTGCCACCCCGCCAGCTCCACTACCACCAGCACCTCGGCCAGCCGCTGCTGACAATACGTTTGAACTAAAAGTCCCCAACCTAAATGCGACTGTTGTTGCTACACCATCATTATTTGCAGTTCCACCAGCACCAGCAAAAATAATTAACTCATCAGGAATAAATATAGCAGGGCCAATCCATGAAGTGACCGCCCCAGAGCCACCACCCCTACCACCAGTAGTACTTGCACCATTATCCCCGCCACCGCCAGCACCGATAAGCATAATCCGCACCATTGATGCGCCACGGGGCTTCATCCAAGACATAGGAGTTCTTGGAGAGCCACTTCCAGTGTATGAACCACCACTACCAAAAAATTCTTGGTAGTTAGCCGTTTGCGGTGTTGGGATATTGAATAAATCTAGCATCTTGTCACCATGTAACGATTATTGCAAGGCCATCACCGCCACGACCGCCATTGCTATAAATCCCAGAGTTATTACCACCGCCATTACCGCCGCAGCCAAAACTGTTGGCTCCGCCTTTAACTACTGTGGTATCAGTCGCTCTTGGAATAGCCAATGGAATTGGGCTTAATTGTGAGTAGCCACTTTTTTCTGTTGCGGTATATCCATAGTATCCAGTAATTACATTAGCAATATCATATTCTCCACTGCCTCCCATAACAAATGTTAGGCCGTTTGTTGTAATTACAGTACCACCATTAGCGCCATTTTGACCGCCAGTAGCGTTATAAAAACCCGCTGCTGTCATTGGGCCACCTCCATCAGCCGAAGATGCTGTACCACCACTTGCCCCAATACCTGATGAACCAACTCCACCGCCACCGCCAGAGGCCTGTAAAAGTGTATAACCAGAAGCGTCTTTTTGTTGGTATCTTATTTCAGTTACACCACCATCATTGCCACTTGCTGCTTGAACATCAGTAGCATTAGCACTTCCATCCCCGCCATTACCAATACGAACTTGTAATTCATCAGGCAATAAAAACGCTGGACACATAAAGTTCGTCACATTTCCAGATGCTCCACCACCACCGGGATAATATGTTGGGCCTCCAGAATCTAAATACCCGCCGCCACCACCACCGCCACCGCCAATTAGCGTAAACCAAACAAAGGATGCACCTTGAGGTTTAACCCATGTTCGATTCATAATGTGGGCATTTAAATTCTGAATCCCACCCCGAAAGATTTGAACATTTGCGCCTTGAGGCGTTGGATAATTTATAGGATATGACATATTACCAACTCGCAATCAAAACAAGGCCGGGGCCGCCAGCCGCAGAAATTCCACCCCCAGCACCGCCACCACAACCAATAGCACCCGCTAAACCAGCACCTGAACCACTAACACTACCACTTCCAACACCAACAATAATTGGTTGCATTTGGAAAAATCCTTGGGCTACAAGTCCATCAGCACCAGCGACATAACCATAATTTCCAGTCATTGTATTTTGCGCTCTTTGACCGCCGCCAAGAAAAGTAGTTGATGAAGGGCCTGGGTCTGAACCATTACCACCAGCTTGCCCCGCAACAGAATTAAAAAATCCGCTAGATGCAAATGCATTAGGAGTTGAAGCACTACCAGCCGAAGGCGTTCCACCACCAAGCGCACTTAACAAGGTTACTATTGAAGTTCCTCTATATCGTACGTTAGTTGTTGCTGCTGCTCTTGCTGGCTGAATTACCAAACTATCTGGAACGTGTTGAGCCGCACCATACCAAACAGTCACCGCACCTGACCCCCCGCCAATGCTAACATTATCACCATTTCCACCGCCACCAATCAACATCATATAAACATGACTAACCCCAACAGGTTTATTCCATGTAAATTCAGGCACTACTACAGTAGTAGTTCTAGGCCCATAAAACGTCTGGATGTTGCAACCCTGCGGTGTGGCTATTGGGAATGGAAACATTATTTAGCCCCAAGTAGGTGCTGTAGCGTTGTCGTTTGTGCAGGTGTATTCAACGTGTTCATCAGGAGCAATAGCAGTTCCATCGGCACGATAAACGCCAATAGTATAGCCGTCTTCCATCTTCTGATAGCCAGTTGAATTATCTGTAAACGTAATTTCAAACCATGTAATCATTTTAGTAATCTCCAGCAATTGTGACGATGGAATAACCAGTACCAGCAGAGCCAGTAGAAGTTCCAAATGTCACATATAGTAAATAGCTTGCTTCAATAGCAAAGTTAAGTGGCAACTCAAACACGCTAGATGCGGCAGTCTGAGATAGCGTTACTGCGGGCAATGTAATCTCATCAAACAACCATGTATTTGTTGTGCTTGTTGAGGTGCTAGTTGAAACAAACACACGACATACAGTAGCCGCAGGAGAACCTACAGGGCGAAAGCGCATCTTCTGAATGTAAGAGCCATTAGCGCCAGCAGTAAATGCTTTGGTTAAAGTTCCTGAACCATCAAGTGCAGTGTTGGCTGTTGGGCCAACAACAAGACCTGAGTTATTGGATGCGACTGAATCGACATTACCAACGATGGAATAAATGGGAGAGGTATTTGCGGGCATGATTTTCCTTTAGCAAAGAATGCAGTTGATAGCGATGGCCCGAACTAGGCCGAGTGATGTTCCACCACCACCAGAAGCAGCGATAGTAATTGAACCTGATGCGTTTGTCACAGTAATACCCGTACCAGCAGTCAATGTGGCTTTAGTCAATGTGTTACCAGTAGTATTACTAATTAACAATTGACCATCTGTGTAAGATGTTTGTCCAGTACCACCATTAGCTACAGGCAAAGCAGTACCCGAATAGGTAATTGCCAATGTGCCAGATGTTGTAATTGGACTACCTGTAATACTAAAAACGCTAGGGACAGAGGCCGCAACACTTGTAACAGTTCCAGAACCACCGCCACCGCCAGAAGCATCAATAGTTTGATTAGGCCATGTGCCAGTAATCGTGACATTTGTACCAGCCACCAAGCTAGGTGTTGCTGTTCCTGTACCGCCATTGGCGACAGGAAGTTGTCCTGTTACACCAGTAGACAAAGGCAAACCAGTTAAATTGGTTGCAGTACCGCTAGATGGAGTACCAAGTACACCACCATTGACCAAAGGTGCGCCAGAAGAGCCTACATTGACCGCTAGAGCCGTTGCTACGCCAGTTCCTAGACCTGATACACCTGTAGAGATTGGCAGCCCTGTAGCATTTGTTAATGTTGCGCTAGTAGGTGTTCCAAGAATAGGAGTTACTAGGGTAGGCGAAGTAGCAAATACGGCAGAGCCTGTTCCTGTTTCATCAGTCAAAGCACCAAGCAAATTAGCAGAACTAAATGAACCAAGAGAAGTCGCATTGCCTACAGAAGTAACTGCACCTGTCAGATTGGCATTTGTCGTAACAGTACCCGCCGTCAAACCAGAGGCAGTTCCTGTAATATTTGTGCCAACTAAAGCAGATGGTGTTCCAAGAGCAGGTGTAACCAAGGTTGGGCTATTGGCAAACACCAAAGCACCCGATCCTGTTTCGTCTGTAACGGCAGATGCCAAGTTAGCAGATGATGGAGTCCCCAAAAATGTAGCGATACCAGTACCTAAACCACTAACACCAGTTGAGATCGGTAGTCCTGTTAAGTTTGTAGCTACACCAGAAGCGGGAGTTCCCAATGCGGGAGTCACAAGTGTTGGCGAGTTTGACAACACTACAGAGCCTGTGCCTGTAGAAGAAGTTACACCTGTACCACCATTTGCTACAGGAAGAGTTCCTGTAATGTCGCCAGTAGAGATGCTAATTGCATCCCAAGAGGCGTTAGTTCCATCAGTCTGAAGGTACTTGTTAGCGTTGCTTGTTTGGCTCGGCAGAAGGTTATTCAAAGCAGCAGTAGCCGTAGAAGCACCCGTACCGCCATCAGCAATGGCTAAATCTGTAATGCCAGTAATTGAACCACCAGTGATTGCGGCAGAAGCATTGTCTGTTTTAGTGCCAACAGCAGTTTGAATATTGTTAAACTCTGTATCAATCTCAGTACCTTTGACAATCTTTAAAGGATTGCCAGGTGATAGATTATCTTTTGATGCAAAGTTTGTAGTCTTGGTGTAATTTGACATGATTTACCTCTTAGCCCATTTTGCCATCTTTGGCTTGAATTTCAATCTTTTGCAATGAAAAAGAAACACCTTTAATGGTTGTTTCATACCCTGTCTGGACAATCTTTCCAAAACCAGAAGCATTTGCTGTTAACGTCTTAATTGGCACACCACTTGTGTATTCAGCAATGTTGTATTCAGCAGTTCCATACTCATAACTTGTCTGTGAAGGAATATAGACATTTTCTGCACGATAAGCGCCTGAATAATCAAAGCCCCAATTGATAGTCAAAAACTGATCTGAACCGCCAATGACAATAGCAGTAACATTTTTCAAAATAGAAATCTGATTAGGGTTTCCTAAGTCAGCATTGTTTGTGTAGTACGCAAATCGATAAGTAGATGCGTCATCAAGATAAGTTCCATACTTACCGATATACCCATTCTTACCAATATATAAGTCGCCATTACGCAAAGAACGTAATGCTGTTGGAGCAATAGAGTCCCACTTAGTGACCCTAGATGCACCATCTTGCAATGATTGCTTCGTATCGAAACAGTAAACTTGGAATGTTGCAGGTAAAACAAGTAAATAAAAGGCTTCTTTTTCTGAGTAAACAGACTTTAGATTAGCCAATGTCTCGCTTGCCAATGATGAATTTAGGTCAAAACGAACATTCTTAGACAAGTCTCTCAAAGGAGCAGACTTCTCTTGGATAGTCCTCATCAACGAGCGAACACCTGAGTCTGACAAGAAAATAACATCAGAGCCAACGCTTTGAATAGTATCCCTTGCGATACACCCAATAGAGCCAATTGTGTCGCTCAGAACCAAGGATGCGGGTGTAGAAGCACCAGAATAGACAAGAATTTGTCGTTTACCAAAGATAAACAAGAAATCATTGTGTGCTGCCAAGCCCATGACTTCATCTGCACCATTAGGCCACACACGGGAGACATCTAATGAGCCTGAAGTGCCACCACCCCATACATGACCTGCAATTAGATCAGAGAAGGTAACAGTCACTTTGTCTGTAGCAGTATTTGCCACCCACAAGCGACCAAATGCTGAAATAGCAATATTGGCTTGGGGAACTGTAGCTACATAGCCAGACTTCTCAGAAACTCTGCGATAAGTAGTTGTACTTACGGCAGGATCATAAATCAAAGGATCGTGACCAGTTTGGAAGAAGTATGCAATGCCATTCAAGGATGCAGTTTGCCAGTTACTTGCTGTGATGGTAGGAGCAGAACCGCCACCACCATAGGTCAACTCAGTCACCGCATTAGCAGTACCAAGTTTAAATATCTTGTTGTTGCCAGCAAACAGAACTGTAAGAGTTCCGTCAGTCTGAACTAACTCATGGATAACACCAACATCATTAGCACCCAAAGCACCAGAAGATGAGTTAACCCTTGACCAACCTTTTCTAGCACCAATACGACCATATTGATCCAAGATGCAGTTAGTTGCAACCAAAGCAAAGCCAGCCCCTAAATCAAGGGGAGAATCTTCAGTATTCAGACCATAAAAGCCTGGTGCTGAGAGACTGTAACTTTGGAGTTGTGCTGCCATTAG